CTCTGATATTGCAGGCAGTAGGGGTGCAATTCTTGCTACTTTTTATCGTTCAAGTTGTGATACTTTAGTCTTTGTTGATGACGATGTATTTTGGGAAGAAAACGCTCTAATTAAAATTATTGACCATCCTGTTGATTTATGTGGTGGTGTATATCCTAGAAAAAAAGACCCAATTGAGTTCCCATTACGATTAGATGTTAAAGACAGTTACCCTGCCGATCCTGAAACAGGTATGGTTGAAGTGGCGGGTTTGCCTGGCGGGTTTATGAAAATCTCGCGCAATTGCGTAGAACAGATGGTAAAGGCATATCCAAAACATACGAAACGTGGATTGCATGATTCGTCAGAGTTTTGGCCAGTCTTTGACCCTTATGATTTGCCCGACGATAGATTGAGTGAAGATTTAGCATTTTGCCAAAGATGGCGTGACATTGGCGGTAAAGTTTGGGCAGACTTTGAGTTTGAAATGGGTCATGTTGGCACGAAAAGTTATGTATCACACATTGGTAATTATTTGAGAAGTTTTCAAAACGATGTAAAATAAGTTAAGTAGTACTACTTTCCCAAAGGAATAATTATGCCTTCAACTACTATTACTCGCGGCAATGCGTTGTCTACGTTTTATATGCAACCATCATTAACACCATCGGGTGTTTCGCCATACATTTCTGTGGTGCAAACTTTTACTATGCCAGGACTACAGACTAGCGATATTATTCAAGCCGTTGGCGCTGTTGGCGTTCAAACAGCAGGTATCGTGACTGCGGAATGCGATTGCTACACAACTGGAATTTTGAGCGTTCAATTCTTGAATTCAACGTCAGCTACTGCAACACCGATTGCTGGCGCTTACATTTTTCAAGTTGTTCGTGCTGAAGGCCCATTACCTGTTAATGCGGTGTAATCATGTCAAATACCAGCGTTTTACGAGTTGCTGGTCAAACTTATGCCTTGTCGGTAACTAGTACGGCACACGCGTCAGTTCAGATCAATGATAATACAAACGATCAAGTTAACTTTGCATCGTTTTTGAATCTTGGTGCATCACCAATGGCGATTGCAGTGGCAAACTATACTCCTGCGCCTGTTGCTACGTTTCCCGCGGATGGGACGCCTGGCAGCTTTGTATTACCGCCATTGATGACTACGCCAGTAGTATTGGCTGTACCAACATCTCCGTTTTACATGACTGCTGTTAGCAATACAACATCTGCTGGACTCTTATACGTTACTTGTATTAACGATCAGTCATAAAAGGGGTAGTGAATGGCTAACCCAAGCCTGACTGTTGACCAAAACTTACTGCCAGTTCAAGCGTACTTCAACTTGGATGGCAGTTTTAATACGTTTATTGGTCAAAACCAGCCATTTTATGCCACGTCAAACCCTATTCAAACAGGGTTGACGATTACCAATTCAACGCTAGACAATAGTCCTATTGGTGCAACAACGCCATCTACAGGCGCATTTACCAATTTAAGTACGACTACTGGACAAATTAGTACTTCGCCATCAAATGCTTCTGATATAGCAAATAAGCTATATGTTGATACGGTAGCGCAGGGTCTTGGCCCAAAGGCGGCTTGCGCTGTTGGTACGACGGTATCAATTACCTTATCAGGTTTGCAAACAATTGATATTTACACGACACTTTCTGGTGATCGAGTATTAGTTAAAAATCAAGGTACATCGTCGCAAAACGGTATCTATATTGCATCTGCTAGCGCTTGGACAAGAGCAAGCGATATGAATGTATGGTCTGAGGTTTCAGGCGCATACACAGTACTTTTAAATGGCTCTCAAGCTAATACTGGATGGGTTTGTACGGCATCTTCTACAGGCACAATTGGCGTGACTGCTATGCCTTGGGTGCAATTTTCAGGAAACGGTACATATTTTGCAGGAACAGGGTTAACCCTTAGTTCTAATACTTTTAGCATTACGAATACGACTGTTACTGCTAACTCTTATGGTTCAGCGTCTAGCGTTGGTACATTTACTGTCAACGCACAAGGTCAATTAACAAGTGCGGCAACGACTTCAATTGCTATTGGTGCATCACAAATCACGTCTGGCACGATTGCTTCGTCGCTTATTTCTGGTTCTTACACAGGAATTACGGGTGTAGGCACGTTGACCGCGGGAACATGGAATGCCTCGTTGATTAGTCCTACTTACGGTGGTACTGGCGCGTCAAACCTTACGGGTTATTTGTATAGTAACGGTGCAAGCGCAGCCACGGCATCTACAATTATACCAAACACGTCAATTTCGGGTTTAGGCACAATGTCTACCCAAAACGCCAATAATGTATCAATTACTGGCGGAAGCATTACAGGAACCCCATTAAGCGGTTCTACGGTGGGCGGTACGACTATCACAGCATCAACGCAATTTAGTGGCCCAGGTACAGGGTTAACGGGAACAGCTACATCATTAAACATTGGTGGCAATGCCGCAACTGTGACAAATGGCGTTTATACGACAGGATCGTATTCAAATCCTGCGTGGATTACGTCAATTTTAGGATCTATTGTTAGCGGTGCGGTTGCATCTGCAACATCAGCAACTAACGTGGCAGGCGGCACAACGGGTGCATTGCCTTACCAAACTGGTGTTGGTGCAACAGGATTCTTATCGCTAGGCACAACTAATTATGTGTTAACAGCAGGCGCATCAGCACCGCAATATGTTGCACAATCTACGTTATCAGTGGGTTCGGCATCCACAGCGACTAGCGCAACCACAGCTACAAACTTAGCAGGTGGCATTGCAAGTCAAATACCTTATCAAACGGGTGCTGGTGCTACATCTTTTGTTGCTAACGGCACATCAGGTCAGGTTTTAACGTCAAACGGTACAAGCGCACCTAGCTGGACAACGCCTACAGCTTATGCAACGGTCACAGACGATACAACAACTAATGCAACGCGCTATCCGTTATTTGCAAACCAGACTAGCGGTAATTTAACGACTGAATACACAAGTTCTACAAAATATCAATACAACCCGTCAACGGGAGTATTGAGCGCTACAGGATTTAGCGGGTCTGGCGCGTCATTAACATCATTAAACGCTTCAAACTTATCATCTGGTACTGCGCCATCAGCGCAGATTTCAGGTTTTTATACGGGCATTACTGGCGTTGGCACACTTGCCGCAGGAACGTGGAACGCCACAACGATTGGTGTAGCGTATGGCGGTACAGGATTAACTTCTACACCTGCAAATGGTGCATTGGACATAGGTAACGGTACGGGATTTACTCGCACAACATTGACGGCGGGAACAGGTATTACCATTACTAACGCATCAGGTTCGATTACAGTAGCGGCATCTGGTGGTAGCGGTGCGACGATTACGGATGATACGACTACAAACGGAACTAGATATATTAATTTTACGTCAGCAACTAGCGGCAGTTTAAGTACTATCTATACATCGTCAACTAAACTAAAATATAACCCATCTACAGGCGCAATGACTGCGTCATCAATTATTATTGCACCATAGGAAATATTATGGGAACTCTTGTCTTTCAAGGCGCATCTGGCGGTAGCACCGCACTAACAGGATCGGATACAGCGTCAACGCTTGCGATTACTGTGCCTGCTGCTAACGGCACGATGGCATTAGCTGATACGACTAATCAAGCTATTTTGATGCCTTATGGTACTACTGCACAACGTCCAGCTTCTCCAGTTGCATTTGAGATTCGTGGCAATTCAACTACGTCAAATCCAGAATGGTATGACACAACAAGTGCAACTTGGCGTACATTTTCTCAAAATGCGGGTTATTCAATCAATTATCTTGTAATTGCTGGTGGCGCATCTGGTGCTGGATACGGTGGCGGAGGCGGTGCAGGTGGATTGTTATCTTCAACCACAACTGTAAATTCTGGTACTGGTTATGTAATAACGGTTGGAGCAGGTGGTGCAGCTACAGGTGGTAGTAATACAAGTGGATCAAATGGATCGTCATCTTCTCTCGCTTCCATTGCAATAGCAATTGGTGGAGGATATGGCGCATTTTCTGCTGTTGGCGGTGCTGGCGGTTCAGGTGGTGGAGGTGGATTTAATAATGCAGGTGGGGCAGGCACATCAGGGCAAGGAAACAATGGTGCAACTGGTTATTCTAACGGTTCAACAATAAGCGTTGGAGGTGGGGGAGGAGGTGCAGGTGCTACAGGTTCTGCGGGCACATCAAGCACAGGGGGCGCAGGCGGTAACGGTTTAGCATCAAGCATTTCAGGTTCATCGGTTACTTATGCTGGCGGCGGTGGTGGAGGCGCATTTGGAGCAGCAACTGCTGGTGCTGGTGGATCAGGAGGAGGGGGTGCTGGAAGTTTAGTTGGAGCTGGAACTGCTGGAACGGCAAACACAGGTGGTGGCGGTGGTGGATCAACAAACGCATCGGCATCTGGTGCTGGCGGTTCAGGTATTGTAATTATTTCTTACGCTGGCGCACAACGTGGAACTGGTGGTACGGTTACTTCTAGTGGTGGAAATACTATTCACACTTTCACAAGCAGCGGAACTTTTACAGCTTGAGGATAAAAAATGTCACATTATGCAAAAGTAGTTAATGGAATTGTAGTAAATGTAATTACAGCAGAAGCTAATTTTTTCATGCCAAAATCTGAAGGTGGTGAAGGGTTTGTGGATAATTCGCCAGGAACATGGATTCAAACATCCTATAACACATTTGGCGGCAAACATTACAATCCAACAACTGGTGTTGAAGATACTGAAACAACACCTGCTTTACGCGCTAATTATGCTGGAATTGGTTTTAATTATGATGCAACTCACGATGTTTTTTATGCCCCACGTCCAATAGATTGCAATGGTATATCTTGTGCTAGTTGGACGATTTCTGCACTGAATTGGTTATGGAAACCACCAGTTGCTTACCCAACAGACAATAAAAATTATGTTTGGGACGAACCAACTAAATCTTGGATTGTTCAATAAGGATAAATTATGTCAGTATTTCTTTCTCCGTTTGCAGGTGCAGGCTGGCAATTTTTTAGCAATACTGGACAACCTTTATCTGGTGGACAAATTTATTCATACACGGCTGGAACAAGCAGCCCACTAGCAACTTATACATCTATTTCTGGAAATATTGCTAATACTAATCCAATAGTTTTAGATGCGAATGGACGAGTCCCAAACGAAATATGGTTGGGTGTAGGTTCTGCTTATAAATTTGCATTGTTTGATTCAAGTAATGTTCAAATTGGCACTTATGACAATATTTCTGGAACACCAACAGGTCAAAACATTGTTACTACCTTTAATGCTGGTACAACAGGTTTTACACCTACAGCGGCAACAAATGGTGATATTACCCTTGGTGGTACGTTAAATTCGTCTAATGGAGGGACAGGTCTTAATGCAAGCGGTTCAAATGGATTTTTATTAACTTCTAATGGAACTACTTGGGTTTCACAACCACCTGCGTCTTATGGTCAATTATTTAGTTATGCAATGGCGTATTCGTCTAGTAGTTACACACCAAACAGTCAGGTTGCAGGTTCAAATTTCACACCAACTTTAACTGGTACTTGGAGCGTAATGGGCGGCCCGTTAACAGTTTCATCAAACAATTGGTATTTGCTTCAGAGGGTTGCATGAACGTACTTTGGAAGATTCTTGATATTGATGGCAAAGACGGCGTGATTACTGCCGCTAAATACTTTGTGCAAGCATCAGATGAATACAACACGGTCGCAACTGAAGGCAATTGGTATTTTGAAAGCAAAGAAGCAATTACGCCAATTGAGTTAGTAACAGAAGAAATGGTTGCATCATGGATTAAAGCTGATGCCGTAAGAGATGGTAAGAATTTAATTTTAGATAGATTGCAAGAGCAACTAAATGAATTGAGCAAGCAAAAGACAATGATTCCACCTTGGTTGCCACAAGTATTTACACCAAAGGTTTGATATGACACAACCCATTGACATTATCAGCAGAGCATTAAAAGACATTGGCGCATTAGAAGCAGGGGAAAACCCTACGCCAGAAGCAGCACAAGATGCTTTTGATATGCTCAATGACATAGTAGACCAATGGTCAAATGAAGATCAGATGGTGTTTTACAAAAATGAAATTGTATTTCCAATTACGGCTGGTCAAACGCAATATACGATTGGCCCTGGCGGTCAAATTGGTGCGGTTGTTACTGGATACATATCAGGTACAACCCTAACAATTACTGGCATTACATCTGGCGCAGTTTCTACAGGACAAACATTAAGTGGTACTGGCATCACAGCAGGCACAACAATCACGCAAATGTTGACAGGTGCAGGCAATAACGTTAACGAAGCAGGCACTTATACAGTCAATATTTCGCAAACGGCAGGCACGTCAGGTTCGCCAATTACAATTAACTTGTATTATCAGCGTCCATTAACCATTAACTCTGCGTTTGTTCGCATAAATACCAACAGTAATGGTATGCCCGTATTAAATGGTGGATTGGATTATCCTGTTGCGATTCTGAACGTTGAAGATTACGAAATGATTGGTTTAAAGACGCTAAACGGCCCGTGGCCAAAGGCGTTGTACTACCAGCCAGCAGAAACGCTTGGTAACATTTATGTGTGGCCAAACCCTGCGCAAGGCGAAATGCACATTTTTGCAGACAATATATTTAGTCGGTTTACAACGCTTTACGATTCAATCATATTGCCACAAGGTTATTCTATGGCATTACGTTGGTGTCTAGCAGAAAGGTTATTGCCAATGTATGGCAAGGTAAACCAAGTAAGTAATGCACTAATTCAAGGATATGCGGCGCAAGCAAAAAGTACATTAAAGCGTACAAATATGCGTCCAGTTCAAGCGGCACGTTTTGCGGATGCGTTGTTGTCAAGCAGACAAAAAGACGCAGGTTGGATACTTTCAGGTGGATTCTTTAGATAAGGATGGGCTATGCCTGATTTTGGATTTGTTGGCCCAAGCTACACAGCACCTAGCATCTATCAAGATGCGCAGGAATGTATCAACCTTTACCCTGAAATTGACCCGTTAAAACAGCCTGGTGACCGCGGCGTGGTTGCTCTGTATCCTACGCCAGGTCTAACTAAATTATTCCAATTGAATAACGCCCCTGTCAGGGGTATGCGCGCTTTGTCTGGTGGGCAATATCTAGTTATTGTTTGTGGTGTATCTGTATATTCTGTAACGCAAAACGAAAACATTAACTTTATTGGTAACCTTACGACCTCAAGCGGCCCTGTCAGCATTACAGACAACGTAAACGGCGCACAAGGTTTGTATTGTTATATTGCAGACGGTGTTAATCGTTACGTTTGGATTGTCAGCCCTAGTTCGTTTCAAGTCTTACCGCCAACGGATGGCCCTTGGCAAGGTGCATCTATTGTTGACGTTGTGGATAACTATATTGTTTATAACCAAGTTGGCACAAGATTTTGGGCGGCTACTGATTTAGCTTCACCTTATTCAACGACTGCATATTATGGCGTAAAAGANAGTTCNCCTGATACGCTTATATCTTTATTGTGCGATCACAGACAGATTTACTTGTTTGGNGAAAAGACAACGGAAGTTTGGATTGACGTAGGTAATCAAGTACAGGGTGTAACGTCATTTCCATTTGCGCGTATTGCTGGTACGTCTATGCAACACGGTATCGCAGCACCTTATTCTATTGCTCGATTTGCAGAACAATTCTTATTTGTTAGCAAAGACGAAAGAGGGCAAGCAATTATTGGCGGAGTTGTTGGATACCAATTTCAACGTGTATCTACCCATGCGGTTGAAGCAACCCTAGCTGGTCAATACATTGCAGACGCTGTTGCTTACAGTTTCCAGATTGAAGGGCATGAATTCTACGTTGTTACATTTCCAACTGTGGATATAACTTGGGTTTATGACTTAGCTAGTAAGATGTGGCACAAATGGTTATCAATGGATAGCAATGGCATTTACCATCGCCATCGTTCTAATTGTGGTGCATTTTTCAATAACGTAAATATTGTTGGTGATTATCAAAACGGTACAATTTACGCGCTTGATTACAATAATTACACAGAAAACGGCAATCCAATACGAAGGTTGCGCAGAGCGCCACATTTGACAACAGATTTGCAAAGACAGTATTTTGATGAATTGCAGATTCAGTTTCAGCCTGGCGTTGGTCTAAACGGTCAAACATTCACAAATAAAAACTTATCGCCCACGTCAATTGTTATTGCACCTAGTGGCACATTTGCGATTGGCCCAACACAAGTTGTAAACATTTATTACGATTACAACATTAACGGTGAAACGGTGGGTGCAGACCCTCAAGCAATGTTGCGCTGGTCTAACGATGGTGGCTCAACTTGGAGTAATGAGCATTGGGTATCAATTGGAAAGATTGGGAAATACAAAAATCGTGCAATTTGGCGACGATTGGGTATGGCAAGAGATAGAATCTTTGAGGTATCTATTAGCGATCCAATTAAATGCGTGATTGTTTCGGCTAATTTAAAAGCAAGTGCGGGTAGCAACTGATGACCACAACAAACACAAACGTTGCGTATCCTCAAACGCCATTTCTTGACCCTACTACACAGCGTCCTAGTTATCCTTGGCTAATCTGGTTACAAAATCCATCCTATGCAGGCGCAACAGTTAATTCTATTGTGCCTGTTGTATATGGCGGTACGGGAACATCCACAACGCCTACAAGCGGTCAATTACCCATTGGTAATGGTTCGGGTTACACATTAAGGACGTTGACAGCAGGAACGGGAATAACGGTAACGAATTCGCCAGGCGTGATTACTTTATCGTTAACATCAACTGGCGCAAGCGCTGGTACTTACGGTAGCGCAGGTCAAGTTGCACAATTTACTTTGAATTCTGTAGGGCAAATAACATCGGCAGTAAATGTACCAATTTCTATTACCAGTGGGCAAATTTCAGGCGGTGCTACAGGTACTTTTAAATCTGGTGACACAGTACAAAAAACTATAACGGTGACAAATGGAATCATCACAAGCATTGTCTAAGGCAATTGATATGTTGTATGAATCCGTTAAAGATAGGGTAACGGTATCTAAAGAGCATTTCAAAGATGAATTGCAAGATTGGGAAATTATTCCGTTAACTAAAGAAAACGATGTAATTGGTGCAGTTTTGTTAAAAGGTAATGAAATACACGTTGGATATGGGAAACCGCCAGGCGCAGCAATGAAAGCCCATATTAAGCAAACTTTGAAAATGATATTGGATAAGTATGGATATGCAATAACTTATGTCCAAAACGACAATATTAGGGGTTTAAATTTCTGTAAAAGGCTTGGTTTTATTGAGTTATCTAAAGACTCAGTTAAAATCCTATTAAGATGCGATGGGAGTAAATATGTCTAAAAATTATCTAAACCGCAGCAATGCGGAATATGATCCGATTGGTGACCCGTTAGGTGGTGATCCAAAGTTTTCCCGCATCCGTAAGTTTAATGACCCTGTCACAGCCGTTATTGCAGGCGGCGCATCGTTGTTAGGTTCTGCTATGAGTGGTAGCGCAGCTAAGAGCGCAGCGCAAACCCAAGCAGATGCAGCGACAAGAGCAGCAGAGTTGCAACAACAGACTGCAATGACTGGCATTCCTATTTTGCAACAAGCATATGGTCAAGGTCAAAATTACGTTAACCAAGGTTATGCACAAGGTACACAAGGACTTAATCAAGGTTATGGTTTAGGTACAGGTGCATTAAATCAATATTATGGTCAAGGCACACAAAACGTAAACGGCATACAAAATACCCAACAAAATTATTTAAATAACTTATTAAATCAGCAACAAAACTTACAAGGTAATATTTATGCGGCAAACGTTGCTCCTTTAGCACCTTATTTGTCGGCAGGTGGTGCAGCAGCTAGTCAATTACAAGATTTAATTCCTAGTTTATCTCGTTCATTTACTGCGCAAGATTTAAATAGTTATTTAGCACCGAACTATCAGTTTATGCTCAATCAAGGTTTGGGTGCATCAAATCAAGCATTGAATGTTGCTGGTGGCGGCTCAAACATGGTCAACGCAGCAAACATTTTTGCTCAAAACTATGCTGGTAATGCTTATCAAAACGCATTTAATAACTATCAAACACAGCAAAATAATATTTATAATCGATTATCAGGTATTGCAGGTTTAGGGCAAACTGCTGCGGGACAAAACATTACTGCTGGTGGTCAGTATGGCGGCAATTTAACAAGTACTTATGGTTCGTTGATACCAAGTACAACTTCGCTTGCTACGTCTACTGGTACTAATTTGGCAGGTTTAGCTCAAAATACTGGTGCAAATTTAGCAAACTTATCTGGAACATACGGTACAAACTTGGCAAACTTGGCTGGGACATATGGTCAACAGTCTGCTGGTTTGGCCACAGGATTAGGCGCAAATACTGTTGGATTGACAACTGGTGCAGCACAAGCAGGTGCAGGCGGTATAACAGGCGCAGCAAATGCCCAAGCGGCAGGTCAAATTGGTGCAGGTAATGCAGTGGCAGGCGGTTTAACTAATGCAGGCAATAATTATCTGCTCAGTCAATTGTTAGCACCTAAAACAACTATGGCTTCGCCTGTTGGTGGATACAATTCTGGATATGATGCCGCAATGGGGGCAAACTTTACAGCCCCTAACACTTACGGTTAAGGATAAAAAATGGCAACGTTTGTTCCCCAATTTACTAATCCAAACCCTATTGACCCTAGCGTTGTTGGAAAATTAGCACCACCACAGCAAACAAGTTTAGGCGATATGCTTAACCTAGCGCGTGGCGCACAAGCGTATCAACAAGCGCAACAAGTTAACCCTTTGCAAGTACAAGCAGCAGAATTGGAGTTGCAAAAAGCGCAAGGTACATTACAACCAACTATTCGCAAAGCTGAAACAGAAGCGCAAACAGCACAATTTGCATTAGATAAAAACAAAATGGTTATTGCTGGAAATGCTTTAACTGGTTTGGAATATTCAGACGCATTCAAAAACAATGACATTCCTCAATTAAAAAAGCAATTTGAAACTACGCAAAAATGGCTTGAATCAATGGGTATACCTGCTGATAAGACATTTGCACAAGCGCATGAATTATTAGACAACAAAGACATTGGTGGTTTTAAAGCAATGGTGCAAAACATCCGTAATGGATTGGCATCAACAAGCGAACAGTTTGCCGCAGCACAACCAAGTTTACAAAACGTTGCTGGTCAGCCTGCTTTGGTTACTACGGGTGGCCCAACTCCAGGCATTACAACGCCACAATACAACCCACAAGGTGGTCCTGCTCCATTTGCGCCAACACAAGAAGGTGTACAACCAGTCGCACCACCAAAGCAAATTACAGGTCAAGATTTGGCAGCGCCACCCAAAGCAGGCGATATAAATACACCAATACCACCAATGTTCCCTGTAAGAAAGCCTGGTGTAGTCGCACCACCCCCAACTACACAAGAAGTAGCAGCACAAGCACAAGGTGACAAATACTTTAATAGCGTTATTGAAGCGCAACCAAAACTTGCACAACAAACTAGAAACGTGCAAGAAATTGTTAAAACAGCGCAAAAAATAGAAAGCGAAGCAGAAATTTTAGGCAAAAAAATACCAACAAGTGGCTGGGCTGGTGATGCGTATCGTAAGATTTACGGTGGCGTTGGTGGTACTGAATATCAAGAATTAGCTAAAGACTTGGCCAACGCTCAAATGTCATTAATGTCTGTGGGTGGATCGTCTTTAAGTAGCGATCAGGGTAAACAACTTGCCGCGTCGGCATCAGGTACAGTATCAACAAATCCAGAAGTTATTATTAAAATTGCTGAACGCACTGCTGCCGATATTAAAAACTTAGATTCTCAAGCTGAAGCGGCACAAAAGTTTGTTGAAAGATTTGGTACTAATAACATGGGTTCATTCCAGCGTATGTGGGGCAAAAACGCTGATACAAAAGTATTCCAAGTAATGAATATTGTGGATAACGTAGAAGATCCAAAACAGCGTGAAGCGTTATTTAAAAAGTTGTACACGTCTGAAAAAGAAATGAAAGAAGGTTTGCAAAAGTATAAAAATATTCGTAAGTTGATGCTTGATGGGACACTCTAAATGGCTGATCTCGATGCGGTTGAACAATTATTTGCTACTGCAAAGCCTGATGTTTCACAAAACAAATATGGGCATCTAGTTACGCCTGAACTGCTTGATGCAGTTAAAACCGTTGAAAGTTCTGGCAATCCACTAGCAATTAATAAAACATCTGGTGCAATGGGCGCGTATCAGTTTATGCCTGGCACAGTTGCACAATTGCATAAACAAGGCATTAAATTTAATCCATTTGACGAAGAAGAATCTCGCAAAGCTGCTGAACATTTGCTCAATAAAAACCTTGAAGCAACTGGTGGTGATCTTAACAAAGCGTTGGGTATGTACGGCGGGTTTGTAACAAAAGACCCTACAGAATACATTAATAAAATTAAGTCAAACATTAAACCTGTTGAACAAGTTGAACAACATAAAGATGCAACAGATGATGTTGAAGCGTTGTTTTTAGGCAAGCCAGCGTTAGTTAAAAAAGAACAACCAGTAGTTGAACAAAAGACTGTTTCAGAATGGGATAAAACTGAACCTGTACAAACTACTGAAAAACCTTTGCCTAACGTTTACAAATATGGAATGCAAAACTTAACGCCTGAAGAATTAAAGAAAGGCGAAGAGAAAATTTCAGAAAAGTTTGGTAGTTTAATTGGCAACGTTGAAGCAATTATTGGCACGATTCCAGGATTAGCAAAGTCTGGGGCAACCGCGGCAATGTACTTAGGCGAAGAAGCAATGCCTGGCGTATTTCCTCCTGAAAAACGAGAAGAAATTGCTAATGCTATTGCTGATTCATTTCCTATATCTATAGCTGAAAAACTTGGCGTTGACAAAAACAGTCCAGATTACCAAAATGCTTTATTGCAAAGACTTGGCAGGGTAATTGGTAGTGGTGTTGATTATGCGGCAGACGCTCTTGGTGTGCCTAGAAATGATGTTGAAGCATTGGCTAACTTATTGCCTATTGCATTAACAGGCGCACCAAAAGGCAAAGCGGCCACAGCATTACAAGATCAATTTGCCGCATTGAAAGCAGGCGAAGAATTTGGCGCTAAACCACAATTGACAGAGGCATTTGGCGAACGCACACAAAGATTTGCTGAAAAACCCGAACGTGGCACTACAGGTATGGGTGCAGCATCTGTTGAACCAGATTTGGTACGTCAGTCAAGAGCAAACGAACTGGATATACCGATTGATTTATCCAAAGACCAAGCAACAAGAAACCCTGCCGATGTAAGATTTGCGCGTGAAACTGCTAAAGACCCTGTTTTGGGTCAACCATTGCAAGAACATTATGCAAGTCAAAACGCTAAGATTCAACAAAATCTAGATTTGGCAATTGAAAAAACAGGCGCAGAAATGACAGGCGTTGACCCTGGCGCTATGGGTGAGCATTTTCACAATGTTGTTGCTGAAAGCAAAGCAACTAGAAAGCGTGCTGTAGATCAAGCTTATAATCAAGCAAGAGAAGCCGGCGAATTGAACGAACCAATTAATGTTAGTAGAGTTACTGACTATGTTGATGGGTTAAAAGCAGAATCAATTAATGCACCAGTTATTAAATCTGTTCAACAAAAATTGTCAGATTTGATTGGCGAAGATAAAACGATTTCGTTAAATGATTTAGAGCAAGTACGCCAAATGGTAAATAATTTGGCAGAACCAGGCACTCCAAATGCAGTATACGGTCGGCGCATTAATCGTTTAATTGACGATTTAACAAAAGACGCAGGCGGTGAATTATATAAAACAGCTAGAAAAGAATACGCTAATTACATAAACGAATTTGAAAACACGCCTGTATTGCGCCAAATTACATCGTTAAAGAAAGGTACAAATGAGCGTACAGTAGCTTTTGAAAACTTGGTTGATAAATCCCTATCAGGTTCAAGACAAAGCGTAGAGCGCTTGTTTAATAGCCTTGAAAACATGGGCGAAGCTGGTCAACAAATGGTTAGAGAATTGCGTGGCACACTAGCTGAAAAGATTAAAAACGAAGCTACAAAAGGTGTGCAACGCGATATCAATGGTATGCCTTATGTATCTACAGCAGGGTTGGACAAAACAATTACGGCTTTAGATAAGTCTGGCAAACTTGATTTTATTTTTGGTCGAGAACAAGCTGCTAAGTATCGCACGCTAAACGATGTAACTAAAGATATTCAAACTGTGCCACAAGGCACTACTAATCCATCAGGTACGGCATCAACCATTCTTGCTAGTTTGGCAGAAATGGGCGCACAAACTGCGTTGTCTGGTGTGCCAATTCCCGCAGCAATGATTGCAAAGCATTTATATGGAAAGCGCCAAACAGCAAAAAAATTGAATAAAATTAACGAGTTTCTTAATTATGGCAAAACTTTAAAAGAGTAAATCATGGATTACCAGGCAGCTTTCAACGTTGTGATCGGTTTGGCTTCTGGATTAGTCATCTGGGTTGTAAAAGTTGTTTGGGATTCCAACGAACAAACAAAGAAAAATGTTGCAGAGTTTCAAATGCAAATGCACGAATTCCAAAAAGAAATTCATAGTGAGTTTGTAAGGCGTGATGATTTTAAGGATTTTTC